AGAATGCTTGCTGTAATGCTAGCGTCTGTGTGGATGTTGATGTTTTTACTGTCTACTTTGGGGGATATGATAGCACCTTTTTTAGCGTTGCACTCTGACCCTGCTTTTATGGGTGCGTGGCGTGAATCGTCAGATGCCATAGACGGGCGCACAGAACAAATGACGGGCGCTATGATGCTAATACTTGGATTTTATTTTGCCGCACCCCATCTAAGTAAAGTAATAGATGGAGCGATGAACAAATTTAGCGGCGTTAATAAATAACCCCTAGTATGTGAGCTTCTAATTTTTTATTTTCAATTTTTCTAGCGGCGACCATACGCAGTCTAAACGCTTCTCTTTCTATTTCTTTTGCGTTGTCTTTTACTAATTTTCTACTGAGTATTATTTTAGCCGCCACTTCTTCCGGTGTCATTTCCCTCATTAATATACTCCTAATTAACTACTGTATCCGCTTTAAATTCCTGCCGCATTTCCTTAGCAATGATGCGCAATTCTTCTGCGTTATCTTCAGGAACCCATACGTTTACGCGCATCATTCCTTTTTGCTTATTATTTTCTCGGTACTTGTCCTGCGCTCGTTTTAATGATTTTGATATTGCCATTTTATAAACTCCATTCGTAGTTGTGTATATAGTACGCTTACGCTAAAAGGTCGTCAATCCTGTCGTTTAACTTAGTTATAAGGTTTTCGTAATCATTTTCGTAATCATCTTTAAACCTGTCAGCTATTTTAACTAGTATGTCGTGGAATTTTACCCTTTGCGATTCACCAAATTTCTTTATGCCGTGGTCTTTTAGTAAATTGTTTGACACTCTTAATCGAACCCTAGAGTTGTTAATGGTTACTCGGACTTCGGCGGCTTGAGTTTTGTTTTTTATTATGGACGTAACTACAGCCGCTTTAGTAACTATATCAGTAGGGTCATTTCTATCCATCCAATCCCTTGCCATATTATCTATAAGTTTCATTGGTATCGCACCCTCAAAATACTCCATTAAAACTTCCGCCGCTACATCTGGCCTGCTCTTAGTCTCGTCAATCATTACTTCTTTAGCGCGTGTACTTGGCGCTGGTGAGTTAAGCATAAGTAAATCTGGTGTTAGCGTGTGTAACCACCGCCATACACTTCTTGCCCATGCTGGTTGCCCATCATTACTTTTTATATCTATCCAAGCGTTTAAACGCTCAAAATAATCTGCGCTAGCAGGGCTTAAAGTATTTTGGATAACGTACATTCTGCGGTCGTCTCCCATTGCGCCTATGGCGTCAACGTGATTAGTCAAAAGTAAGTAACTTGTGTACAGTGTAGTGCTTCGCTGCGCGCCGTATTTTGCGTTTATAACCATGTTCTTGGGTCTTGGGTCTAGTAAATCTTTAAGCGTTTCATACACTTTATATTTACTCTGTCCGTTACTTATTATTTCATCACAGGTAACAATCCCTGCTTCTAACCAGTCATTAAACGCACCTGAGTTCATAGCCCCGCATAACTGCTGGAAAGAAACTTTGTTTACATTTTCTGGTGTGAATAACGATGTAATCATATCGGTTAGCGTGGTTCTACCAGTACCTTGAGCGGGTGCAACCATTAAAATACCAGCACCTTTAAAAGTCGGGACTTGTGCTTTTGCGGCTAACCACTGGGTAAAATAATCTCTTTCTTCGTCGTAAGGTATTAAATACTCAAGAAAGTGTTTAAACATGCCCACATCTTTTTCGTCTGATTTACCTTTACCCCACTGAGGTTCTGCGTAAGTGTTAATATATTTAAGCCCGTCGTATTTAATTACTTTCTCGCGTGACGATGGGTCATATTTTAAACCTTGTACGGTAACTCTGTTAGGTGATGTAAGCCATAGCGCACTTTCGCAGACTAGCTTGTCTTTACCTTTGTAATCGTAAACAGCTACTTTTTTAGGGTGCGCGTTCTTGAAACCTTCTATCTTAACAACTGCTGGTTTATTTACACCTCGTATGCGGATAGCGGCGTTATCTGATATTGAGTAAGCGTAGTCAGCTACCAAGTCAGCTACGTTATCTATAACTGGCGCTTCTATTCCCGATTCTCCGGCAACATGCTTTAAAAAGTCAGTAGTATTAAACTCGCTGCAATGGTCGTGAAAGCATTTAAACCCTCTACAGTTTGAAGAATTGCCGCCCCGCCCTATTGGTGAGTATCCTGCTGAACCATCCCCACTAGTATGCCCCTCAAGCCACGGGCATTTTACTTTTACCCAGTCGCCGCTATCATCAATCACTAAATCCTGTTCATACAACCATTCAAGAACAGGGTCTATAACCCCTGCTAAACTGGCAGCAGTCGCTTTTATAGGCGACCATAAAGATGTACCTGTAAATCTAGCAGACTTACCTTGTTTGGCTGTGCCTATGTCAGCTTCTACGTCAGCCCATGTTACCCCGACATCTAAAATATCTAACAGGTCGTTAGGCGTCCAGTAATCAGTATTCATAGCGGTTAGCCGTACTTTAAAGTCTCCTTTAGCGCCTTCTTTACCGTTTATGCCGCAAGGTAGACGTACAGGTTTACATGGCAGTTTTCCGCCTGTATCACTAAAGCCCGACGTATAAACTAAGTGGATCAACGCTTCTGCTAAATCATAATTATGTATAGGTGTTTCCAATATAAAGCCATATTGAAAACTACCTTCGCTGGATTCTATTATGTAGTTAGGGATTAAATCTTCAGGAACCTTACTAAGTGGTATTTTAGTTCCTATGTCGTCTAGCACCACAACATGGAGGCGTTTAAACTGTTTTTTACGGTTAAATAACTCCCCGTCACCATCTTTTGTAACTGTTGCCGTCCCGAAGTAGCAAACTCTAGAAGGTTTGTTATCTCCAAACTTTGTTATTATTTTGTCTATATCCTTGGGATACGCTGGAGTATTAGTTTTTTGCACCCAACCAATAATATACTCGTCATGGTCAAGTTCGGAATGAAATACATGGTCGATAAAAGAGTCAATTTCATCCACGTTGTAGTCTATAGCGCCCCTACTTTCTATTTTTACTACGTTTGTTTTTTCTTTAGGTGTTTGCTTTTTTCCGGTGTTGTCTGTAATATCGTTCTGGTGATTAGTGTTAAGTTTCATATTTTTACCTCTAAGTTGTGAATGGGAACCCCGTCTAGTCAACGGGGTTTTTTTTGCCTAGTGATTACCATACCGTCTCAACACCACTGGCTCGGCATTTAACGGCATACCTACCGCAAAAGCGGGTACTTCTTCCATTTTCTGCTGCAACCCTACGGCTGCTTTTTCACTTAGGCTATCGGGAACTTCCAATATTAGCTCGTCATGTACGTGCGCCACAAGATAATCCGCCCATTCGTTTAAGTTTCTTATGCAATTGCGCAATAAACCAGCACAGAGAGCTTGCGCTATATTTTCAGATAGCAGGCCACCCCATAACCGCACTTCCCCCCAGTGCTTTGCGCTATCAGTTGCTTTAGGTTTTACCGCCGCTTTTAACGCAACAATACTACTGCCTCGGTCGGTTTGCTCTATTCTAGCGAATGGATACTGTATAAACGTCCCGTCGGGCAATTCACAAATTAACGTCCCGCCGAGCATTTTAGGTATAAAATGATATGTAACCCGCCCCGCAACAAAAGATTTTTCTCCGCGGCTGCGAATTGCTTTTTTAGCCGCTGTTTCTAGCTTACCCCAAAAATTAACTGCCCATGTATTTTTTGCGCGCCACTGACGTACAATTTTTCTAACCGAGTAATCAGGCAATACCACGCCGTATACTTTAGCCATTGAACCAAACGCGCCTTCTGCCCCGCCATATCCTAGCGATAACTCGGCTATTTTACCTACCTGCCGCTCCGGTGAACTTTTATCAATACTAGGCTTGTTGTATATGCCTCGCGCTGCTTCTACGTAGGTGTCTACGCCTTTACGAAACAAGTCTAGCTTACTCTCTGCTTTAGGGTCGCCTGACAGCCACGGAAGCGCTCGTGCTTCTATAGACGACCAATCACCCACTACAAATTTACATCCTTTCTCCGGTATTAATGCTGGGCGTAATAATTTTGCCAGTGATTGCATAACATCCGGTATATCTTCTTGTGCTGCCATTTTGGTTTTTATAGCCTCGGTTTGCTCGGCGTTGTAGCAATCGCGTTTCATATTGTGAAGTTGTAAACCTTTGCTACTAAATCTGTGTGTTTGACTAGCTCCAGCATGTATAAACGCACCTCTAACCCTATCGTCAATAGGGGAAGCTAACAAATTCATCTTGGCAAACTTGGCAACACTAGAAGCACTGGCGGCATCGAGCAACCGTATTAGTTCTTCTATGTCTTCGTACAAATGCAAATTACCTTCGTCAACCGCAGTTATAACTGCTTCGCGCACTCCTTTATCCAATATTACCTTCTTTTTACCATCTTTCATGGCAGTCATAAGCTTTAATAGATTCTTATCGTTAATGTCGTCGCTGTTTTCTACGGCGGCTAGTATGTATGTTTTGATACGTTGGTATTGAGTTGGTTTTGTAACCGCGCCTTTTGTAATACCTGTAATCTGTTCGGCTATTTGCGATTGTTCGACTACCGCATAACTAGTTGCCAGAAGTGCCAGTTGACGGTCTACTTTAACGCCACGCTCGTTCATACGCTCGCATAACAACCAATCTTTGTGTTCGGTAGGTGTCAATCTTCGGCACGCTCTAAGCCCCGCCACAGTAGCTAGTACGTCTTTCATGCAATAGTCTTTCATCTCTTGCATAAGTGCTGGGGATTCGTTAAAACTGCCGTCTTCTTGTGGTATTGAAAGTAACTTAATTAACTGTTTTCCGCGCGGGTCTTTTAAGTCAGATATTTGCGCTGCTTTGGCGGCATCCTCTAAATTAGCGGGGAGTGCGTTTATACGGAATTGCGCTGATACGCAATACCATTTATCGTAAGCTACTTCTGGGAAATCGTACACCTTACCTACGTGCTGATGTATTAGTCTGTCAAAAGTGGCGTTTACTGCGCCTATAAAAACAGCGTTGTTAAGCTTATCAACCCATAGCTGTGACATTGCCTCTTGGCAAGGGTCAAATACAATCTTCTCATCCGTATCTTCGTCATACATAGCCAAGCATAAAATATCAGTAGATTGGTGCGCGGCGTAATTATGCGCGCCTACTTCTAGCAAGTTGGCTCTGCTTCGTGTTTCATAATCAAGTACAATCATGTTTATACGCCTTTAATAGCAGGGATAAAAAAGGCCGCTTTAATGCGGCCTCGGTCAGTTAGTAAATTTAAGCTCGGCGCCTGCGCCTTGGCGCTTCCGCTTCCGCTACTATTTCGGGTTCTGGTTCTGCTACAACTTCTGGTTTAGCGTCATTTGTAGGCATAGCCGCCACCCATCCAACTACGTTAATAACCGGCGTATAAATCTTACCGTATTTTTTATGCCTGTAACTATCTTCGGCCAGCTTAATTTCAGGTATTAACA